ACCTGATGCTCATGTCATTAGCATTCCTGCCTTGGCTGATCATTGGAATTTCATTGATCATTGCCGGCATAAAGGGTGGTTAAACTTCTCCGTATTCCCGATCTTTTCATGGCACCAAGACCAGCACCTCTTTAACCAAAATGGATTGCTCAAGGGCACGAAGCACTTTACCTATCAACGCCCCGGTATCACGATCCGTGTGAGTCATTAGATAAACCGGCGTCTGCATCGGCACATCCAGGGAGGTGTAGGTCGAAAAAACTCCCTTGCTGGTTACCACCGTGTAGTTCTTTTCCCCTACCCTCTCAAAATTCATGAGCACACCAACGTACTCACCAGTTGCGCTCACCTGGTTAGGATCAACCGGCTCAGGAAACCACTCAGCACCACATCCCCCCAGAAGGAATACAAACAAAATCACCGCCATTACCTTTTTCATTCCGTCCCCCTCCGCGTGTTTATAATTCCGGGCTGCTTCTCAGGCTCTACCCATATCTGCGTGCTCCCCAGGATAAAGGACTCCCCCAGCTCGTTCTGCAGCAGCGCCATGACAATCTGTTCGTGCATCCGCCGGGACGCCTCCGGAGGGACAGCGTTGCCGATCCTCTCCCGCCACTTGCCGTCGCTTTTCCCTGCCAGCACCACCGGGCGCCCATCCCGGAAGAACAGGGGGAAACTCTGCAGGGCGAGGAGTTCCAGGGTAGTCAACGGACGGTGCCACGTCCCGTCCAGGGCAACGATGACCGGAGGCGGATCAAGGCGGTCATTGTTAGCGGGGAGCCTGACATCGGCGATAGCCGCCTTGGCCGCATGGCAATCTGCAGCGCCCACTATCGCGGATGCTGTTTCCTCCCACCCCATAACCCCATAGCTACCGTTCCTGCAGGAGCAGCCCAAGCGATGATCGGCAACCACGGAAGGACCGTTGCTACCGGTTACCCTGCCGGAACCGACTATGGTCGGAGAAACCTCTTCCATCCCGATAACCCGCATATACCCCGAGCGAGGAGCAGTTCCCAGGCGCGAGTCAGCAACCGCCTGAGGTCCGTTGCTCACACCTACACCCGCCCCACCAACGACAGCGCCGCTCGCTTCGTCCATGCGGAGGATGCGATACACACCGGGCCGTGGAGCATGAGCAAGGCGGGGATCTCCAATTGATTGAGCACCACACTGGACATCAGTATCGCCGGTTATACAGCCTGCCCGGGAGCCCCACCCCCTCACACCGAATCGCCCAGGATATACGCCTCCCGACTCCGGCAATCTCGGGTCAGATATCGCCAGCGCACCAGACCCAAAACGGGTACCGGTCACACACGGAGCGGGCTCATCATGGCTGGACACGCGGAATTTGTTGCTGTGCCTGGACTCGCTGTCTTTCAACCGCGGATCAGCGATAGCTGCGGGAGTATTCGAACTGCTCACTGATGCGCTACCCGTAACCGCCGGCGCCGGACCTCCCCATTCGTTGACACCGAAAAGCCCGGGTGAGCCTGCATAGCTATCTCCTTGCATTTTCAGTCTAGGATCTGCGACGGTCGCCGGAGAGCTGGCTGAAATGGTATTGCGGCCAATGATAGTATTCGATGGCTTACCCCACTCCTGAACCTGATAGGCGCCGCCCTTCCCCTCTCCTCTAGGGTCCCAAGTTATCCGGTACTCCTCCGGAGCAATCTTCTGCAGGTCCCGCCAGTCGCCGCCAGCAGGGATCAGCGCCAGGCGCAACCAGGTGAGCCACTTCAACCGCGGCAACCGATGCATCGGCCCCATGGTCGGATCGTCGGGGAGCGGCAGCGGCCCGATGATATCGCCGATGGTCTTCAGGTCCCGGACGGGAGGCTGATAGACGAACGGCCTGCAGCGCTTCATGTGCCTGGCAATGAGCAGGTACCGCTTCCGGTGTTGTGCCAGCCCACCGATTTCGCCGCAGTCGTGATCCGCGTCGTGGCAGGCGTAGCCGTGCTGCCTGAGCAGGTGCTTTATCTCCTTGAGCAACTCGGCGCCGCGGGTGCGGATGCGAGGCACGTTCTCAAAGAGGATGATAAGGGGAGGCGCGTCACTGAAGGCTTCCAACGTGAGGCGGATGGAGCGGACGGTGAGCCGGTTCAGCGCCTGATACTTCGCACTCTCCGCGCTCTTGTTCGGCAGCAAGCCGCTGAAACCTTTACACGGCGGGCTGGTGAAAACGATGTCCGGGCAGTGTCCGCCTGCAGCCTCCCGGATATCAGCCGGAGTTGCCTCGCGCCAGTCAGCCGGCGGCTCATGACCATGGAACGCTTCATACTGGACGCGGTCAAAGAGGTCCATGCAGGTAATGGGAGAGCCGGTGAAGTTCCTGTAGTCTTCACAGGCCATAGGATCGGAGTCGACGGCACCGATGCTGCGGACGGTTCCCTGCACCCCCATGTAGGTTACACGGGAGTTGGATGCTCCCAGAGATCCGCCCCCTACTCCGGCAAAGAGGTGAAACTCGGTGAACTCGATTGGTGCACGGTTAGCTATGGTTGCCATTGATTCTCCTATTCCTCATCAAATTTCATGGGCCTCGAATACCGCCCTATGATTTCGTCTTCCATGCGCACACCGTAGGCAATGAGCTCCGGCGCCTTCTGCGGATCACCGCCGACCAGGCGGATGATTTCCATGACGTTTGACCGCCAGACGTTCTTTCGATCAGTCACCAGGAAGATGGCCCGCTTTGAGAGCTCCGTCTCCACCTCAGAGCGCCTGATCAACTCTCCCCGGGACTCATCGAACTTGAGCTCCCGTTGCTGCCGGTCGATCCGAATCCGAAGTATCTCCTCCCTAGCCTTCTCTTCCTGGACGGAAACCACCTCCCCGCCCTTTTTCCCGTCCGCCGTCTGGAGATGAACCCGGGCATAGTCCAGGACCTTAGACAGCCGAAATGAGCCGTCCCGCTCCGCATCGATCTTGCCGGCGCCGAAATCCTCATAGAGCTTGCTCTTCCCGATCTTCCAGTTCTCCCCCTCCAGATACTCCAGCACCTGGAGGAGCCCCTTGAAGCTCTTCTCTTTCTCCGGTTCATGCCGCTCCTGCAGGAACTTTTTGAGCGCCAATTCCGCCGCCTTGTGCGCCTTGCGGTTCGCCGTGGTCGGATTACGGGAGGCCCGGTCGAAGGCATCCTCCGCCTCCGCGCGCAGCTCCGCTTCACGAGAGTTCAGCGCCACCTCAAGGCGGCTATTTTCAGGAGAATGGTCGCTCACCTTACCTTGTCCCGCGAACCGGACCGGACTGCTTGATTACATTCCCCGTACCATTACAGGCCGAGCACCCCTTACCGCTGCAACTCGAACAAGTCACCTTGATCATCCGATCACCCCCTTACCTTATTCAGGCAAACTTAAATGCAAGCTGCCTTTCCCGCTTTCTGCGTTTCATCAACGGCCCGGCGAATGATTCGCACCTTGCTGCCTTAACTTCAAAGAAAGCCAGCCCATCTGAATACTTCATACCGTTGCTAATGATTCTCATAGCAGTGGCGCCAGCTTGATAACAACCGACCTTAAATGAACAGTTCAGACAGGATTTCATCACAACCTCTGTGCCGCCAGGACAGCGAGACGCTCATCCCACTGCCCAAAATCAGCAGGCAGCATGACCAGCGGGGAGAACCCGTCACCGTACTTCAGCAAGATCTCAGCACAATCGAAGGAGGACAGGGCATCCAGAAAGTAACGAGCATCCATCTTTATCGTCAGGGGACACCCCTTCGTCTCACAGACGACGCAATCCGATCCCTCATCAAGCTCCTTCGAAGCTCTAAGAGAAATGGTCACAGCCCCGATCTCCAGCACGATGGAATTGCGGGAGGAGAACAGCCGAACACGGTTGACGGCCTCAATGAGATTGCTGCGGTTGACGGTGCAATAATCGGAGTAGGCGGACGGGATTCCTTTGCGATAGGCGGGAAAATCTCCTTCAACCAGGCGAATGGAAATAAACGTCCCTCGCTGGATAACCTCCATTGAGTTTTTACCGACATGGAAACCGACCATATCGTACGAATCCAGCTTGAGCAGTTCCTCCACGCCCTTGCGCGGTACGGTCACAACCAGGGCCGGTAGGTCATCAAAGGCCCTCGATGCCAGCGATAACCGGTGACCGTCCGTGGCAACCGCCGTTAAATTCCCCTGCGCTTTTTCACATTGCAGATGAATTCCGCAAAGATGATATTTCGTCTCATCACCGCTCATCATGGAATGAGCACAGGAATTTATGAATGCCTTAAGATCCTCCGCATGAAGGGAAAAAGACTTCATCCCCTTTTCCTTCCCGTCTATCTGCGGGAACTCTTCACGATCCCGGCCAGCGATCCTGGAGACGAAATCACCAGAGGTAATCTCCAACCTCAATCCGTCCAAGACCTCTAACCGCACCTCCTCACCAGGAATGTGCTTGACGATCTCGCGGAACTGATCAGCACGGACCGCGATGCCTCCAGGGACAGCGATCTCAATTCCCTCATTGGTGGTGACGCGCATCCCTACTTCGAGGTCCGAGGCGGAGACAACGAAGGTCCCCTCTTTCCTTGCCTCTAGAAGCACGTGCGACAGGATCGGCACCATCTTCCCTTTGATCCCGGAAACCCTCTGCAGCAACTTTGAAAGCACTTCCGTATTAATGCTCAGTTCCATCCTCTTCCCCCTCCCCCCGCCGCGGCGCGGTCCCTTCCCCTATGGGATATGATGATTGACCACCTAGTTGACCAAGGGATAGACGGTCCCGCCAATCCCGGACGGTCGATTCATGGAGCTGCAGCCGATCCGCTACCTGCCGGACCGGCACCCCGGCGCCGAAGAGCAGCGCAAGGAGTAGGACGCGCCGGAAGTCCAACGTGGTCCCGGCCAGCACCGTCCCGGTGCGCGCATCGAAGTACTTCCCGCAGCTTTTGCAGCAAACCCGCGCCCCGGACCAGAACGACGCCTGTGCCCGCTCGCCCTGGATCTCCACCAGGCAACCCGGGCAGCAGGCTCGCTGGTGGATCTGCCGCAAGATGAAGGCGCGGCACTCACCCTCCCCGAGGAGCTCCGCCGAGATCCCGGAGAGCACCGCCGCCGGCAGGGTGTCAGAGGCGAAGTATGTGGATTGCAGGATTTTCATATCTTTCCAAAATTCCGGAACTCGAAAAGTTCAGATCGCGGTCGAAGTCTGCGCGCTCGCTCGCCCGCAAGGGGGGCACCCCCGCCGGGAGGACCCGTTAATGAGAAAGGGTCGACCGGCATCGCGCCACAAGATGTTGTGGTATTGACCAGCTACGCGGCCACAAGATATTGTGGTTGACCGATCATCGAACGATCTCCCCGCTGTAGAACTTCAGCTCGTGTTCGAAGATCGTCTCCATCCGCTCTTCGATCCTCGCTACCACCGGCTCGCTGATCCGGGCTTGCGATACCATCGAGGCCAGGGAGATGGAGTCCTTGTGGATGATCGGATAGCGGCTCACCCCGGTGCGGACGAAGATCCCGACATGCCCGCTCTTCGTCCGCTGCATGAACGCCTGATGCAGCAGCGTCGTCTTGGAATTCTCCACGGTGACCGATACCCCCTGAAAGGCGAAGGAGCCGCGCTTCCGGATCTTGGTCCCCTTGCGGGTAATGACCGCCGCCCCCCTCATCTGCTTTGCACTGAAGTACGAGAGCGAGACGGAGCGGCCACCGATGAAGATGGTTGCCTCCAGACCGCCGGCGCCGGTAATGCGGGAATCAACCCTCTTGCTGATCTCGGACCTGGGCACGTTCCACACTCTTCTGAGCTCAGCGGTAACAGCAGCCACAGCAGAAGGTCTAACCTTGGATACGGTGCTCCTTGCAGCCTTGAACACGACATCGTCCGGCAGGAACGAAAGCGCTTCACGTACGCCCGACAGCTGGAACCTCATTGGCACATCCTCGCTACCAGCTGATCGACAACCTGTTGCAGCCCGACGCTGAAGGAAGGCAGGCTCAACGGCTCCTCGCCCCGGGCAAGGCAGAATGCGGCATAGTCCTGGTAGATAGCCTCACGCGAATTAGGCAGCTGCACTTCGTGCAGGAGCACTGCAACAAACCCCTTCAGCATCTCGTTAACCCATCCATCCATCTGATGCCCCCTTTGTCCCGGATGTGTCCCGGATGTTTACCCTATCCGGGACACATCCGGGACGGCTTTTTACTAGCAATTTCAGTTCTTTGTCTCTTTGTCCCGGATTGTCCCGGATGTTTTTATAATAGTTATAGAGAGAGTTTCGCTTTGCTTCTTCCTGTCTGGTCACTCTCACGCGCGCACATACGTATTAATTCGTAATGATCCGGGACAATCCGGGACAACTCTTGAAGCTGCTGTTTTCTTGGATTAAAAACCCGTCCCGGATCTGTCCCGGATCTGTCCCGGATCTCTTCATCTGGGACAGATTTTTCTTAGTATCAACTAACAAACAGACCCCCTTCCCTACTGGGAGCCGAGCCGGTGGAGGGGAGCGGGGAGGAGGGAGCGGCCCGCAGGGTCTCCTCACGCGCAAGAATCCGCACGGCGTCATCGGAGTCGGCAAAGGCCAAACCGAGATAACATTTGTCGCGGGTGCCGTCTTTCAGACGGCCATCCGCGAGGGATTTAAACACGCCTTTCAGGCCGCGCCCAAAATGGGTGAAGCCCGCCGGAGAGTAACCCCACTTCGCGCAGTACTTCTTGTAATCATCGTAGACAGATGCCCGCGAGAGGCGCATATCAGGCATCTCAGCACGGTAGAGGAGCCGATCCTCCGCGAAGTTGAGGATCGGGTTGTTGTCCCTCTTAAAGTCCATCAGGGCCGCAGCAGAATCCTCAGAGAAGGTAAAGCGTTTCTGTTCGAAGAGGCGCGTTGCACCGTCCAGCGCCCACACCAGGATGCCGTCCAGTTCCGCGAGCAGACGCTTGTCAAGGTACGGGTCGGTGCTCGGGTCGTCCTCGAGGAACTGCCGCTTACAACGGACAACGATGAAACGGCGGAATAGACCGTCCGAGTTGTCCAGGATGCGCGGAGGGTTGTTCGCCGCGAAGGCCATCTTCCCCCAGAAGCGGAACTGGAAGCCGTCCCTGTGCTTGAACTCAGCCGAAACGGTGTCACCCGCGACCAGCTTCTTAAACACCTCGGAATGAATCGCGCCGCTGTCGATCTCTGCCGAGACGTTCAACGCCTTGTTGAAGAGCATCGCCCGGGAAAAGGGCTTCTCCAGCTCGGTCAGAGACACGCCGGAGGTGTTCTGCTCACCCACTAGAGCTTGGAGAATGTCCAATATCTTCGACTTGCCGTCCGATCCGGGACCGGTGAGGAGCAGACACTTTGCGAACCTGGTCTCCCTGGTCAGACAATAGCCGGCGAACTCCTGCAGCTGCATGATGGTCTCTTTGACCTGGACGGTTTCCTTCAGGAACTGGATCCACCGCTGACAGTCGTAGAGGTACCCGCGCCCCCAGCACTCCGGGCAAGCATCGTCACCGGGAACGCCATTGCACCTCGGGCACGTCTTCTCTTTGGCGTGAGGGTTGAAGCTTGCACCCAGCTGGAACGAGGAGTAGAACTCCCTGGAGTGCGGGACGTGCTCACCCGTCTCCAGGTTCAGCATTCCGCTCTTGAGACAGGTCCACTCCGGGCGGTCGTTCAGCTGCCGGCCAAACTCCAAGGTGGACAGCCTGAGGATGATGCTGGTCGCGTCATTGACATAGTTCGTCTTGGCCTCCTGCTCCAGCATCCTGGTGACGGCCGTGGCGATGTAGTCGACCTCGTATTCCTCGAAGAACTGCCCGTTCCACAGGAACGGTTTCTTCGACTTCGGGTCCGAAACAATGGGGTGATCCTTCAGGTAGGCGTCAGCCAGAAGC